ATCTGCTTCCTCGACCTCTGAACATCCTCTACTGGGCCGCTGAAATAGTAGACAATATCTACAAGGTCATAACCATTTGCAGCATCTGCATCTACAAGCAGCTTGGAAGGACGTACATTCGGCCAACCAAGATTTCTGTAAAGGTCAGCCCTGTCACCCATAGCGAAGTATTCAAGGTCTGCAATCACCTTGCTATTAGATACTGTGCCTCCGTTGAAGTCAGAAGGAATGAAACCATTTGCGTCTGTGGTAAACACATTGACTTCTGCACCATCAATCTCAGCCTTGCTTGCAGCAACCTCGAAGTTTGTCCAGGCTTGCTGTCTTACACCAAGAACCCAATCAGGCTCCTTTTCCTTGATTACGATTGTTGAAGTGTTCGACGCAGTACCGTTGGTTGCGCCAGTGAGTTCAAACTCAACCATCTTGTCAGACTCTCTCGACATATTTGCCTCAAGGGATTCATAAAGGGTCTGAATGAACTGAGCCTTGGTCATGCCAGTATAGGTGTGAACTACTCCGTACTTCTGATAGGTATCTTCCTCGCCGATGCTGATATACTGCTTGAAATACATTCTCACGAGAATATCCTGATTAGCAAACTTTGCAGTAACTGCATTAGACGACCAAAGTGCTGTGTCGCTCTTAAGTGAAAGTGTGTATTCTTTCTTTTTATGAGCCATCTTTGCAGCTGCGGTGGAAGTGATATACTCAATCTTACCCTCCTCTACAATGTCCGAACGAGTCAAACCACCGTAACCCTTAGTCAAAAGGTAAAAGCCTTTGGTATTCTTACCAGTAGAATCCTTTGCCTGAATAACAGCAAGGTCTCCGAGGCTTGTAACACCTGCGGCGTTCGACTTCAATGCTTTGGCAACGTAAACGTGCCTTACTTGATTTGTACTAAACTGTGCCATTTGTCAAATTATTTTACGAAGGTTGCGTTGCATTAGCACCAAGGCTTTTTGTTTTCAATGCTATCCTTACCGCTTCATTGAGTATTACGTCATGTAAGGAAGGATGCAGTTCGCACTCCGTTATTATACTTTCGCCTTGTATTGTAAGTCCATCTGGTAGATTCGTAAGTATTATAGGATGAAGTTTCCTTATATATCTCACAAGGTATTTGTCAACCCTATACTTTGAAACTATCTCAACAATATTTTTTTCTACGTCAAGCCGTAAGGCTCTTCTGTTGTTCGCTCCTCTAAATGGGTTCCTTGCTGTTTTCAAATACTCGTCCTGTGTAACAGGCATAACATCAAGCTCCTTTCCATTCATACATTCATTGTCCGCCTTTATAGTAACCTTCTCGTATGTTATGAACCAGAGGTCGTCTGGCAACATAAAGAAGTAAGAGTTCTTACTAATCGGCTTTATCAATGGCTGTGGAACTGTATCAAGTATTTCAATCGTCTTAACAAGAGAACTTAGACATCTTCTTAATCCTTCACTCTCTTCAAACGAATAGCCAGCGTTGCCATTATAAAGAGTTTCCACTACTTTCTGCTGCGCCTGGGTGAGGAATACTGACTTCTCGTATTCGTCCAACGCTATATATGTTCCTTCTCCGAAGGTGTTCAACATTACGTCGAACTGGTCGCTAAACTCATGTATGTCCATTATTCACTCCTTACTCCCATTTGCACTGCTGTTTCTGTATCACCCGATACGTATGCTGCTTTTGCAAGTTCGACCGCCCTTTGTACTATTTCTGGGTGGATTGCACTGTCAAGCTCACACTCCATCGAAAGATATTCGCCTTCTATTGTACAACTTGGATAATTGTCGTGAAGGTTACAAAGTATAATCGGTCTTGGTTTCCTTACATATCGTATCGTATAATCTGATATTTCACATCCATCCTTGCCTATCAGTTCATAAACTACGTCAGTTACAGAATCATTTGTCTTGTCGTCGAAGTAATTATAACTGTTCATAAGCCTCCAAACTTGCCTTTTAAGTGGCTGTCCGTATGGTTTCTGAATAAGTCTTGTATATTCATTGTAGGATATTGGAACTATGTTAGCCCTATATGTCCTTCCTTCTATCGTAACAAAACACTTCTCGTTTACTATCGCAAGTATATCATTCGGTGCTTTGTATATATAAGACCTTTCATCGAACGGGTCGTAGTCTTCATTGAGATAAAGGAAAAGCCTCTCGTCATTGCGAGGAGACTTCTCCTCCGCCTCTTCCTCTGATATTGCGAGTATCTGTCTTGGCTTGACCACCTTCATAAGGTTTGAGAAATCAAATTGCCTTGGAGATGAATCATCAAAGCCTTCTTGATACTTGTTGCCTTTTGGATTGAAGTAATTTTTAAGCAATTCAAGTTGAGCCTTTGTAAGAAAGACCGACTTTTCATACTCATTTATCGGTGGTGCCGCATTTGACATCACGTTATTGTACTCTATGTCAAACTGATTACTAAACTCAACTATATTCATTTTACTTACTCTTTTACTGCCGCCTCTATTGCAAACCTAAGTTCCTGATGTCTTGGGTTCATAAGATATTTGGCAGCGATGTTCATTGTAGATTCCTCACCAAGTTCACAAAGCGGCGAACCGTCCTTTGTGTAGTACAGCAAGTTATTCCTGTTTGAAATAAGATTACTGCTGATTGCTTTCTTGATAAGAACCTTTGTATTGAAGTATTCGTCAGTAATTGTTCTGAGGAATGTCTTGGAATCCGACTGTATGAGTTCGTTAATCTTGACTTGCAACTGGTCAAGTTTGGTTGCATCAGCAATAACTCTGCCTGTAATGAGTTCGATGAGCGTGCGAAGTTTCCACTTGTCATCCTCAATCTTGCCGTACTCCTTGTAGCAAGCCATAACAGTTGTCATACCCTGCTTTGCCACCTTGTTCTCCTCGCTTTCTCTTACTACTACGAATCTATATGTTGCTTTTGGTCTGTCTTGTAATTCCTGCAACGAAGGGCAGATTGCGTTTTTATTAGCAAGCAAAATCTTAAATCTGATATAATCCTTCGGGTCTCTCAAATCAAAGTAATTGTCCTGTTTACTCAACCTTACCTTATTGATGCCATTGAAATTACTGTCATCCCAAAAATTGTTTTCTGTTTTATGCACAGACAAAGCGTTTGGTTCAAGACCAAGAGTGTATTCAAGAAAATCCTTCTCCTGCTTGGTCAATACATTTACGTAAACACCTGACGATGCAAGCCTTGGTACTGTGTACGAAATCACTGCATTCTCTGCCATACCGCCATAAAGAACGTGTTTAGGATTCTTTATCATGCTTGGTCTGTTGATATATCTTACAATTACTCGTTCATTTGTAAGACACGATTTGAGACCGTGTGGTGCATCTACGCTTTCTATAATACTTTCTGTCTGTTCAATTGTCTCCTGTGCCTCTTCTGGCACTCTTGCTGTCCTTGCCATTTTATCTTCTCCTTTTAAAATTTTTGAAAGGGTGGGTAAATTTAATCACCCACCCTGATTAATTACGCCTGCAAAATATTAGGAATCAAACTCAAAGTTCTTGTCGGGTCGAGGACACATACACCGAATGTTGCCATCTTGTGCATTACTGCCGAATCCTCGTCGAACGACATATATGGGTTGTTCATCTGACCAGTGAACGGATTCCTAAGACCCCACTGATAACCTCTGATTTCGGGCTGACCCTTAATCGCACACTTGAAGATATTTGGCTGGTCCATAGTACCAATGTCAAATATATCATAACGATAAGAGTATGCTACGCCGCCGTCAGGGTGCTTAATCTTGTTTCTAACTGGGTCGTCATAGAATGCTGAGTCAACCTCGAGCTTAATGGTAACGCCATTAGGAGCCTTGTACTCAGTGAACTGATAACCTGCCGTGAGAGCGTTGTCGTGGAGCGGTGAAGAAGTCTTCTTAACAACACCAAGACCATCGCCATTGAGAGTAAACATCGACCAGCCGCTTACTGCGTCTCTTACAGCCTTATGGAACTGAATAGCACCACGCTCACCAGTCTTGATTACAAATGTACGCTCGCCAAAACCAAGTTTTGAAGCCGAAAGTTCATAGAGAGCATCCTCCAAAAGTTTAAGTGAGAATGTGTTGTAGTAGTAAGTATTTGATACCTCCATCTGCTCGAACAGACCTGCGCCTGTCTTGATGGCTGAACCAGACTTACCAATGTTCATATACTCACCATTTGCGTTTCTGTTGCTTCTGCCGTATGCAAGAGCGTTGTTCTTATAGTCTGCAAACTGAACCTCTGCCTCGTAGTCTACGTAGTGCATCCACATATTGTGAACGACCTTCTTACCCTCGTTGGTAATAACAGGAATACCTACTGCGAGCTTCTTGTTAAGCATCGAACCTGGAACCTTGTGTTGGATTCTGATTGTAGACCACTCATTTCTCATCGAAATCGGAGAACTGAATCTAACATCACCAACCTTCCTTGAAAGTTCTTTCTCAACAAATGCAGCCTCGATAGAGAATCTCTCACCTGCCAACAGTCTCTCAGGAGGACAACCGTCAATGTTACCACCTGCAAGTTCTACCTTATAAACAAAATTCGTACCCTCTGCAATAGGATTGCCAAGGATTCTGAACTGATATACCTCGTTAAGTTCACCTACGATGAACTCACCATCGGCAAACCAATCCTCTGCAAATACAAGATAGAAAGGCTGAGTACCTGCGCCGACGTTTGTAGCACGATTTGCCTCTACTACCTGGCCATTTTCATCTCTTGCTTCAAGCAACGGAATGTTTCTTCTATGCGAACCGATAACATCCCAGTAATATTCAGAGTCATTTTCAAATTCTTTTGTAGGGAACTGACTCAAAAAAGTCTCCAAAGACTTACCCCTATACATAGCAAGCAACTGAACCATAAGTTCCGATGCCTTTTGCTGCTCCAACTGAAAAACAGTACCAAGGTGGTTTTCTCTTGTGAGACCCTTCCAATAAGTAAAGCCCTTCATTTGAAACTTACCCAAACTACCTGCCATATCTATTATCAATTAAAGTTTCTAAATATTAAGTTTAAACCCACTAAAATGAGTATCGTCATCAAAATTAACGCCTGTCGCCAAGTTGAGTGAGCCATCAAAGTTTCGCTGAGTGCTGTTGATTACACCTTCAAGTGCCGCAAGTCCTCGTTTCTTTTCTTTCTGAACCGCCTGTTTAGACAATTGAGAAAAGTCCTTGAATCCATCTGTAACCGTCCATAGGGTAGAAACAATCTTTACGTATTCCCTTGGGTTTTCTTCCTGATACTTTTCCAATGCTGACAATTTTCTGCCGTCCTTACCTTGGCATTTACGATTGGTTGCATTGTCAAATATCTTTTTCTTTACAGAATCGGTAAGTGTCAATCCTGCGATTGTACCCTTTTCTTCAAGAATAGACTTTCTAAAGTCTTCTGCATTTTTCTTCTCTGTCTCGACGAGTTCACGCTTTGCTTTTTCAGCCTCCTCGAACATACTTTTATACCGACTATTAAAAAAGTCTTTGTTTGATGCGAGTGCTTCTTTTGCATCGTCAACATCCGTAAGTGCGTCAAATGACTTTTTCAACTCTCTCTTTGCTCGCTCATCGCTGAACCCCCTGTTGATGTAGTCCTGATAAATAATGTTTGCCCTCAGTTTCTTGCCAGCGTCATCTTTCGCAGCCAACATACTGTCCGTTATACTATCAAGAAAATCAATGGTATTCCTGTACGTTTTTACTATCTCTGGCGGTACGCCATCATCGAGTGCTTTTTGCAACCTTCTCTCTTTCTCACTGATTCCATTTTCAATCTGCTTTGCAATAGCGTCTCTTAATGCGTCTGCATCCTTAATGTTTGCAATCTCATTTTCATCAGATATTTCGAGAACTCCATCTTCCACCAAAGCCCTGGTAATGGAAGTATAGAAATTATTTGGAGAAGAACCTTTTGGCTTTTTGTCCGAAGGAGTCCCCGAATCATCTATATCTTCATCACTACCTACGCTCTCTGATTGCTTCTTTTTGTCATCGAAGTCAACCTCGGTAGATTCATCGTTTTCGTCTTTGTCTTTGTCATCCTCACTCGTTTCCTCTTCTGCTTCTTCCGCTGATTCCTCAGCCGCAGTTTCGGTTTCAGAAGATTCGTCGTCTGCGTTCTCACTGAACATAGACTCTATTTCATCTTCCGAAAGGATGTTATCAATACCAAGTCCTAATTCCATTTTACATTCTCC